AACGCCGCCGCGGCTACATCGCTCGCCGCGGGGATGTTGGCCGCGTTGCTGTTCGCCCACACCGTCAGGTGCCCCACGTTGACGTACGTCTGATTCACGTAGCGGCTATAGAACAGCCGGAACACCGAGAGCCCTTGCATGACGTACCCGGTATTGTTGCCGGAAGCAACCTGTACGCCGTCAATGAATAGCTTGTAGGCGGAGTCACTCCCCGTGGTCGTGATCTGCAGCCGGCACGTGTGCACGCCCCCGTCCTGCAGCTCGGGGAGCACGGCCGTTGCCGCGTACCCGATCGGCCCAACCTGCGGGTCAGTGAACGACACCTGCGCCGTGCCGTCGTCGGTGCTGGTGTTCAGCGTCACCGCCCATAGGTTCAGGTTGTAATCCTGAATCTGTGCGGTGAGCACACCGAGCCCCGCGGACTGAAACACGAAGTCGAACGCCACGTTCTGATACCCGGTTCCTACCTCCCCGTGGAGATAGGACACGCCCGTGGCGTTGATTTCCAGACCGGTGCCTAGGGCATCCGACCCCAGGTCTACGCCGTACTTGACGACCGGGGAAACGCCGCTCACCCCGACCGGGTAGAACTTCGTCTGCAGGTAGTACGTCCGCCCGAGATTGAGGCTGTACGTCGTGCCTTCGGCACCGCTCAGCGGGTAGTACGACTGCAGCGCGCCGGCCCGTGACTCCGCCAGCGTGAAGTCCCGCAGCCCCGATGCGGTGGGAGCTTTTCCCTGCCCGTACCGACGAAGTACGCCGTTCGCGGTGATCGGCACCCATTTGTCATGGAGCCCCACAGAGAACCTGTTCGGCAGCGCCGCCAGCTCGCCAGTGAATCGGGTGTCAACGTCCCCATACCAGATCCGGGCAGCGTCGGCGGAGCCCTGCAGAAACCAGCCGTTGCCTTGGGCATCGGTCCATGAGGACGACGCGAACGGAACCGGGTCCAGCGGCTGCCCCTGTGGTTGCGGGTCGGCAACTAGGGTGCCGTTGATTCCGTTCCTGATCTGGTAGTCATAGACCGTGACGGGTCCCGAGCGGCCCCAGGTCCACGCGTTCGCCTGAGCGCCGGCACCAAGCCGGTTGTTCGCGGTGCCGTCAAAGATGCTGGTCACACCAGCCTGCACAACGTCCGTGCCGACCTGCGTCCACGGGCCGGCGATGGTGGGCGCTTGGTAGAACCGGGCGGTGCGCCCGCCCGCGCCGTTGTCCACGTCCAGCGTGAAGCGCAGCGCTCGCCGCCCCTTGTCCGGGCCGGAGAGCGCCGTGGTCGCCTGAGCCGACAGCCCGTTGGAGCCGTCCGACGACCACCGCAGGGTGAGAATCCCGCCGATCAGCAGCAGCGCCCAGGACAGCTCGCCGGGGAAGAAATTCCATTTCGAGCACAGGTCAAAGCCGGCCGTAGGCCACTTCCATGACCCGTCGCCGTCCGTCTCCGGCAACAGCTCCAGATCTATCCGCACATCGATGTCACCCGTGATCGATGTCAGCGCATTGTCCAACGTCCGCAGGTTGCCGTTCCCGGCACGCGTCAGCACCAGCCCGTACGCACCGCGGCCGTAGGACAGGCGAATGGGAGCGTTCCGCCCGAGCAGGCCCCACAGCGGCGATGTCGGGTTGCGCACGGCGAACACCCCGTCATCGTTCTTCAGCGAGAGCTGCATTTGTGACGGGCCGGCTTTCCCGTCCTCACTGCTCAGCCCGCGCGTGATCGTAATCTCCGACCGGTCGTAGATCCGGTCGGAGATGTTCGCCCAGTCGCCGGCCCCTAGACCGACCTCCAACAGCAGCGGGTCAGCCACCGAACACCACCCGGAACGCGGCACCGTCCTTCACGCGCATGGTCTCTTTGAAGAGTTGATACAGCAGGTCGCCGGCTCGGGAGCCGTCCGACTGAATCACGATCCCGCCGCCGCTCGAACCCGATCCCGCGGTCACCCGCTCGCCGGCCCGCAGCACCGACAGGGACTCCGAGCCCAGACCACCCGGCACGATACCGCCCGTGTGGAAGTACGGAATAGTGAAGCCCTTGCCGCCAATCTCCGGCACCCATCCCGGCACCGTGAAGCCCTTGCCGCCAACGGTGTTGTTCCACGCGCTGCGCACGCCGTTGAAGGCAGCCCGGAACGGTGCGGTGATGATGCTCGCTACGTTCTTCATGAACCCGGAGATAGCTCCCGGCACCGCCTTGATAGCGGACAGGATGGAGTCACGATGCTTCCAAATCGGCTTGATCGCCAGGGAGAACGGCGCAGTCATGAACCCCAGGATCTTGCCCCAGTTGTCACCGATCCACCGAAAGATGCCTACAGCAACATTTTTCACGGCACCGAACGCGCCGTTCACGATGTTGCGGAACGTCTCCGATTTCTTGTATGCAATGATCAGCCCGGTTACCAGCAAGGCAATCGCAGCGATGACCAGCCCAATCGGGTTGGCGGTCAGCGCCGCATTCACCAGCCATTGCGCCGCGGCCCACGCCTTTGACGCGCCGGCCACCGCTACCTGCGCTGTCTTCGATGCGATCGCCGCGCCGGTCTGCTTGACCGTGGCGGCAGCCTGAGCGATCCCGCCCGATGCCGCCGCCTTGATTGCCGGGAGCAACGCGCCTTGAAACCCGTCCGCCAGAGCGGCCACACCGCCCGCCAGATCGGTGGACCCCTGCAGCACGTTGCCGCTCATGATGTTGGACAGACCAGACATCGTGTCCGTGGTGCCGCGCCCGACCGACTCCAGCGCATCGAACTTGTCATAGGTCCCGTCCGCCGCTTCGCCGGCACGGTCGAACCCCGATGCGCTCTCACCGATCGATTTGGACGCGGACCCCACGCCGTCGTCCATCCGCTTGGCTGCCTGCCCCACGTTGTCGAACGCCTTCGACAGTTGGGTTTCGTCGCCGGCAAAGGTCAGGGTTACCTGATTCTTGTTCGCCATTACTCGATCACCACTCCCGCCGACGCGGCCACGTCTAGCAGCCCCTGTTCCAACAGCTCCCCGTACCGAGACTGGTTGTCAAAGTACGCGTCATAGATGTACCGGCCGTGCTTCAGGAACGGCCGGACGACCGAACGCGCCCGCCCGACCCTGCCGCCGAAGTCCAACCACGGGTAGTACGGCGCTTTGTTGCCACCGCCAACCACCCGCGAAGCCGTCTGCGTGGACCGAGCCTTGACCGTGCTTGCCGCCTTGCCGCTCCGCTTCGCCACCCGCGGGCGCGCATCGTTGACCACCACGTCCGCCGCGCCATTGAACGCCATACGCAGCGCCTTGGGCAGCTCAGCGTCCAGTTTCTTCAAGCTGCGTTGGAACTCCCGCAGTCCGGTTACCCGGATCGCTTCGCCGCTCACTTTCGCTCACCTGCCTTCAGCCGCTCTAGTTCCTGTTGCTGCGCCAATCGCGCGTAGTACGTGCTCCACATCACGAACTCTTCGTGTGTCATGGTTTCCCGCAGGTGCCCGACCGTCATGCCTAGCTGCGTGGCTAGGTAGAACTCAAACTCAAGCCCCGGTGTCGTCTCCAGTGCCAGGTACGCCGCTTTTCTCGGCTCCCTGACCAAGCTTCGACAGCTCCCGGATCTTCTCCCCGAGCGCCTCCAGATCCCCGCCCGCGGGACCCTGCTGCCAGTCGCGCACCTGCTCTTCGGATAGCGCCGGCTGCAACAGCGCGAGGGACACCATGCGCTGTTCCCATGCCTGCTCGGTCTTGATCCCGCCGTCCGCTTTGCTCTTCTGCATCATGAACACTTCGCCGCGGGACAGCCCCCGCACCCGCACGAGCTTGCCGCTCGGCAGCGCGAAGTCCTCTTCGCCGGCTCGCTGTGTGGTCAGCTCTTCGGCTGACGCATACTCGCTCATGCCTGCGGGGTGCTGTCTACGTCGTCGGAGCACTCCATCTCGCACGACCACTTCACCATGTCGGCAACAGGGTTCGTCTCCACGTACCCGGTCACCACCACGTCCACGGTGTCCTGTGGCTTTCCGGTCCCGACGCCTTCGGTCTGCCGGACCAGCGGAACGGTCTGCCCAATCAGGGGCTTGATCACCGCCCGCGGTC